TAGGGGCACTTTGAGTCTCGATCCTTATAAGGTATTTATCGCATCTCAATGGAAGACAGTTACAAGACACTCTTAGACCAATACCCGTTTATCAGCTATATAACCTATGGCGGCAACGATTATATCGGCATCATACAAAATTCAGATGAAATCATCACTACTATCTACGACTATGCAGCTCTGCGCACACTAGCACAGAAGACAGCATACTTAGAACTAGCGGATCAATGGTGGTGGGAAAGCAATAGACTAGTGCCTATCAACGTGTTCCTAAAGCAGGATTGGGTAGAGTTCCGAGTTTGTTTGAAAACATTCAACAGCAAGGAAGTGGAAATCAAACATGGTCCTTACATCAGCCTAAAAGAAATATCACAGAAACGCAGTAAACGTCGTAGTATTACACTGATTCGCAAAGTAGGTTAAAGAAATAATCAGCTATTAATTGCATACCGTCGATATCTGGATGGACTTGTTTACCAGTTAGTCCAAGCATATTAAAGGTTATCAAATCTAATATTCTTATATCATTCTTTAAATATTGATATAATATATCATTTTTTAATATATCGCTACTTAATTCTATCTTGGGGCCTGTATAAATTAAATAATTTATATTATGCTGTTTAAAGAATGCTGTCAGACCAATTAATTCAGAACAAATTCTATTAAATTCAGCCAATTCATCATGTAAAGTAAATCCTATATCCGCCCATTTTTGAACAGCAGACGGAATATCAATTATATTTGGTTTTAAACTTTCAAATTTATCGTACTCAAAAAATTCTTCATTGAAGGAATATTTCCATTGATTGTCTTTTGTTCTGGTTCCTGCATACTCAGTCCTATGTAAATGAGTTAACTGTAACAGAACAAAAATGTCATCTTCTTTTTGTAAGTTTAAACAATCTCTATATGTTGCTCGAATAATTCTTCTATTACAACTACCTGCAATAGCCGCTGGTTTTAATTTCCAATTTAATTTTTTACCTAATAGATATGGATATTTTTGTTCAGGGTCTAATACCATATTAGCAGTATAACTGCAGCCGTTACTATAAAGAATTGTCATTTAATAGGTTAAGATTTACTACCACAAGAGTCGCATAAGCCACGGCATGCGCCTTTTTAAAACTATATTCACCTTCGACCTTATCCCAGACAGTAGCACTAACATCCTTCCAAGTTCGACCAATCAAATGTCGTTTGCCTGGACGGATAACTGCCAAGAACATTGCCAATCGTGGAATAGAGTCCACAGGCTCTGGCATTTTAAGCAAGGTATCATAGTGATTGTTGATGTGGATTAACTGCGCACATATTGAACTATCATATAACTTGGTCCAATCTGGCTCTTGCATTAACTTAACTAAGTGCGTTTCATCTTTGACTTGCTTATACACATGGACATTTAACAAGTCTAATTTCATATATCCGCGGTCTTCTGCATCATTATAATCCAGACTAGCCGATCCTACAAAAGGATCCACAGGTATGTCTGTGGCATACACTCCTGTGTTATGCTTGACTAACTTACCATCACGTATGATGCTAGCTGGTGTGACGTTCAACAAGTCCAATACCTGTTGACGATCAGCTAAATCTATGTCGATATCGCTTTTAAATTTCATCTGTATTCCGGTGGTATGAAGTCTGGAGGCGGAGTGCCTGGTGCTATACCTATACTTTCTTGAGGTTGTCTATTAGCATTATTTTCAATGCGATCTAATTGTTCTCTGATCTGCATTAGGTCATGATTGATCAAGGTAATGTCTGTGCGCAATAACATTATTCCACTTGTTATTTCATCGAATAACTCTCGTAATTCATCAGCGATCATAATTTCGCCTCTTTCAATATCGCTTTTACCCATTCAGTGTCCGCCACATAATCTTGGAATTTTCGTTGCCAATATTCTGGATCTATCCAAGGAAGAATAAGACCAATTTGATCATCGTTAAGAGCATCAAGAAAGTCAACACCGGTATCGCAATTAAACACAATCCAAGGGCTAACCCTACCGTTAGCAATATGATGACATACACGATTAGGATTCCCAAACCTAAAATAATCACTAAATCCATTTTTAAATTCTCCATGTTCATCTGCATAATCCTGCATTTCCTTAAAGGCACGTTCAAGTGCATCTTGTGTTGCTTCCTTGCGCATGTATATTCTAAGATATTCTAAGTATACTTTTTCATGCGTCCAATGATCAAGTTTTTTATTTTCTTTGATCACCCAATCAATGAACATCTTAGGATTAACAGCACGGATGCCTACCATGTGTCTGCCAAATTTAACAAAGGCACGATAATAAGGACTACTAACAAAGTCTGTGTATGACTTCATCTTAGCTGAGCCCTGTGTTAGTTCATAGAAGCGTAGATATGCTTGGAGTCCAAACTGCACACCAGTTTCTTTTTCTTCCTGCCAACGTCGTTTTTCTTCGCAAAGATGCGCAGCAAGGGTTGACTCCTTGCGGAACTCTTTACTACAATATCGGCACTTATAGCTCGGCTTTAATTGATTTGTCATCAAGTCCGAGGTTTCGTGCCATATCTGCAATATCTCGTTTATCATTAATTCGTGCCATTAGGTCTATTTCGTCAGATTTCATATTAGGATATAACTTGGCCAAGAACTTCTGGCTTTTATTATCCCCTTCTTTCTTTTTAGCATTAAGCCAATAGTGGAACTGTGCGCCCATCGATGGGCTAACTGTGGTGCAGGTTAACCATTGTAGTTTAGTGTGTTTACTACCTAGTTCAAAGAAATGTTTGTTTACACGTTCATTAGTGGCCATTAGATAGTAGGCCTGCATGTCTTTATTACCACTGACATTAGCACCATATTTCAACATTAGATATGTTGAAAACTTCTTACGATCTTCGTCAGTGAAGTTGTCATAATAAGCACGATCCTTGCGATCGTATGCCTGCATCTCGTATTTGATTTCTAAACTTGAACTCATTTATTCTTTCGTATGTAATTAATTAATTGTTCTACACTCTGTTGCATACGATTGTATTTAGATTGTAGATCATCTAAGGCCGCCTGTTGTTTGGCCACTAGGTCATGTAGTTTGCCAAATGCTTCAGTAGTTTCGCGTAGTTTCTTATCTTGGCTAAGCAAGTTTGGGCGAGGTGGCGCATTTGGATCCACCAGTCGTTTCTTTTTCTTCTTAAATTGGTCTGCGTTAAATGCCATCTGTATGATCCTCTGAGAGCTTATATATAATTATACATTGTTCCACCGCTGATTGTAAAGCTGTATTTTGATTTCGTTTATCATATATTTCCGCCCACATACGCTTTTCTATCTGTTGTTTGGCTAGCCAACTTTGTCCGATCATTGTGCGAGATTCTGGTGGTGCACCCATCTCTCGGGCATAGACTGTTTCACCGCCGTCTGAGCTTTCGTATACGTAGGTTGCACCTGGTTTTAGATTACCCATTCTTTTACCATATTTTACCGTAGTCAACCACTTCGCTTTGTCGACTGATATCTTTAACGAAATAAGCACACAATGGATGTGGGCCATCATTGATTGGCACTGCTAACATCTGCCCAGGACGTAGTTTTGGAAAATACCATTTAACATCTTGATAGATATCTACGATCTCAATCGGGTGGAACTCTGGTTTGAAACTGTCTAGGGGATTAAAACAGAACACACTGAATCCACGATCGTTAATACTGGTCAATGGTATGACTTCCAAATCACCAAAGTCTGGTTCACCAATAAGTATCTGCCAATCCACAGGCATCTTAACTAGATTGCCACCAATGCGCAATACCAATGCTGGGCTATTAAAACTTTCTAAAAAGATTAAAGGAATAAAGAAGTAGTCTGGGTTCTTTGGATCGCTGTTGTCTAATATAGCGAAACGTAGATCCTCAACTTCATCTGGAATCTCATTCATCTCATACGCTGTGTTTTCTAGGGTTAGTATATACATAAATTACTGCCAATCAGTCTTTTCAACAATGAATGGGTAGTTAGCCTCCTTGTAAAATTGCTTTCTTTTTGTTAAATGCCTTTTGGCAAACTTACATGTACTTGTTATGTCCCAGATTTGGACGAAGTCTTTGTCCTCCGCTTTGCGAATGCCACGCCCGATACTTTGGATGACCCTAACAAAGCTCTTACCGGGCTCAATAAGCACAAGGTTAAAAACACGAGGAATGTTGATACCAACAGCAGCAACCCCATAAGTGGCGACAATAACCTTATCGTCCATAGTCGCAATGTCATCATATTGTTCTTTTCTATCATCTGCTTTAGTGCCTCCTGACACGAATACAGCATCTTTAATTTTTTCTATCAATGCTCGCCCTGGTGCGATACGATCCACTAGCACAAGTGTATTACCTGACTTACGTATTGATTCTACAAGTTTGGCGATATAATCCAATCTTGCTTCTGTCTCTAATAGATATCTTAATTCACTTTGATAATCTTTATATTCTACATGATCAACTAACTGTAAGACGTTTACATGGCAGTTAGCTAATACACCCTGCTCTTGTAATTCACTGGCACTTAATCGACCGATAACGTCACCTATACTACACTTTATGCTGACAAATTCGTAGTCTTCCTTAGGTATTGTGCCAGTTAATCCCCAGCGTATAGGTACGTGTGCCATTACCCCAGTAAGCAGAGTTTTAAGTGCATCTGCTTTGGCCATATGCACTTCGTCAACCATAACACAGATCACGTCTTGAAGGAACTCACCGATGGTAATATCCACTTCGTGATTACGTGATCCTTTGAGTAAGATATTCAAACTCTGCCAAGTGCAGATTGTGTGTGTCTTGCCAAACTCTTTACGATCGCCAAAGTAGACTCCAACATCCAGGTCCATGTTTATATAGTCTGCTTCTGTCTGTGTTACTAGACTCTTGTTTGGAACGATGACTATGGTACGACCATGTGGCTCACATCTATGCGATAACACTGCTGTGATTAAAGTCTTGCCCGCGCCAGTAGCGATCTCTTGCAGGCATTGCGGATTCTCAAGGAACTTGTTGATGATCTCAACTTGATAATCACGTAACATGATTGGGGTTCCTGCTTGAGGGTGAGTCTTAGGCCATGTTAAATGACTGTAACTATCTTCTGTGACTTGTTCAAAGTCATACTGTGTTTTATATTCACGTAGATCTTCTAGTTCTAGATGATATCCTTGACTGTCTAGATAAGGGATGATCTCTGGCAATAGATTAACATAGGTACTGCCGCCCATTTGAAAAAAGGCAATTTTACCATCCCAACGTCCTAGACGGACTGCGGGCA